ACTCCGGAATATCGAATACCTCTGTTTCACCATCCTCCTTCGTTTCCACGATGCTACTTTCTTCTGCAGCCACGATTTCCGATCCAAGCTGTATCGGACTTGATATCTTTCCCTTATGCGGGCATTCATTACATCCCGATTGGTTAATTTTTTGGAAAGTTTCGCAGGTATAAGGGCCCTTCGTAGAATTCGCCTTCCTTTCGGTCGTCTGCGCCGAGTATTCTGGATGCCCCATAGATATTTGGTGTATCGCTTCATCTCTGTCTATGCAAGCTGCCGCTATCGACAAGCCTGCCCTCCATAGTGGTTCTTCAATACTGTCTTGGTTTACTACAATGTTCTCAAGCTGAGCGCACCCTTTACCATCAAGCGTCTTAATCATGATGGTTTTAAAGCGGCTTTGCTTGTTACCAAGAAGCGCTTTAGTTACTTCATCTAGTTTCTTGGGCATCCAGTCTGGCGCAATCAATACACCAATTACAGACTTGATTGCTTCGTATTCAAGCTCGGGCGCAACTGCTAATATTTCTACAGGTAAACCTTCTTCGTCTTTAAAGTTAAACGTCTCAGGTACACGCAGGATAGATGCATTGTCGGCAGTGCGTGTTGGGTCTGCAAAAAATTCATGCTCTTCACATAAAGCTTTAAGGCGCTCGGCAACGGGCTTCCATTGTAGCCGGTCAACTACGGTTGTTAATCTCCAGTATGCATGAATACCACGACCTGAATTGACTATCGTCGGCAAAGGTAGGCGCACCTTTGCACAGAACTCCTTGAGAGCCGATAAGCCCTCAGCTTGATCTGCATATGGCTTGCCCAAGCCACAATCGACGTCAATCCAAAAAGCTTTAATTATGTCGCCGTTAGGCTGAATACGCCCCTCTTTGGGGTCTTTATATTTAGCGCAAGCAAAGTACACATTGCACTGCTCTTGCAATAGCTCATCAATCTTCGTAGCAGCTTCTGCAATAGTTGCATGAAAGGTTTGCTTAGGCCTTCCATCGTCTTGCCGTAAACCGACTATGCAGTAGTACCCTTCACCTTCCGGTGCTAGTACCTGCGTCAGTAGATCTGTTGTTGCCATATAACCTCAGAACCGAAAAGAAAAGGGCAGCAAGGGATCCGGCAATATCCCGATTCGCTCCGTCAAGCTAGCTGCCCCCGTAGACTTACTTCAATAAAAACTTGCGTATTAATTCAGCTTTGCGTGGATGGGGTTTTGAAGCCCCAGTAAACCAGCTATACACCGACATACGAGAAACACTGAATTGCTCAGCAATTTCCCATACTGGTATATCGTTAGCTATGCAATGCCGTCCAAGCTGAACCCCAACTAAGTCAGGATTAGCAGCTTGAACTGCTTTGACCAAGCGATAGCTGTAGCCTCTTAGACTCATTCTGAATCGTCAGTAGACCAACCGCTCATCACGGCTTTTAAGTCACGCTTAGGTGTCGGCTCGGCTTTCTTTTCAACACGTTTTTTTGGCTCTTCAATTTCAGTTTTAACCGCATTTAAAACTGGGTCTGCCATTTTTGGTGCTGGAGCAGTTAGCTTTTTAACACCATCCGTTTGTGCGACTGTCATAGCAATAGCGCTTCTAGCTGCTGGAGTTTCGCTTAACTTAACAGCTTGTTCCCATTCATTCTTTTCTAAGAAACGTACTGGGCGGAAGAATAACTTGCCGACTGTTGAGTCTTCATCAAACCGCATCTCAGTAACCAAGTTAATTAAGTTGTAGCCTTGTGAGCCAACGTACTTAGCGTATTGGTTAAATGGCATGTGATCTAAATCGCCAGGATCTTTCATGTCATAAAAAATAGATTTGGATTGCAATGTCATTTGATAAACATCACCACCTAAATCAGAAGCCAAAGCTACTGCAATACGACGGTTCTTACGGCAGGCTTTAGTATTACCTTGACCGGAACCATTAATGTCTTGTGGACATCCCGTGCATGACGAAGCTTGTGGCTCTTTAATAGAAGCATCGGGCTTTTCGCCGTCGTTAGACCAGCAATCAGGAGGAGCGATATCGCCCTTTGGATCCCATGCTTTTGCGTAGAAGGTTCTAGAAATATGCTTGGAAGCATTGACAATTACAACTTCCAGCTTATTGGTATTGGTTTTTGAAATCTCCGCACCATTTACTTTTAGTACGAACTTATTTGGTCCAAGCGCAATGCGTTTGGTTTGACTTTCACCACCACCCGATAGGGCTTTAGTTACATCATCAAGTTCGACTTCTTTAAGATAGTCGGGTAGATTTTGGTTAAACAAGGCGACGTTACTCATTTGCTTCTCCTTACAGTGATAGCGTATGTGCGTTCCACATTTAGACCGGCGGGATGCTTGTCCGGATTCTCCTCCAAGAATTGCTTCATGTTGGTTTGGTGAATTCTTCTCTCTAACAATTCGGGTGTTTTCTGTTCAAACAAAAACTCGTAAAACTTTTCCCAATCATTAGTCCAAAAGCGTGACTTGACGCCTCGCATAGCTGTGCCATGTTGTGTCTTAATACTGTCGGCACCAGTCTGCTTGCAAACTTCAAGTATCTGCTGGGATATAATTTCTAGCTGCTCATTTAAGTCAGCTTCTTTGGCTTCGAGTTCACGACGCACTTCATCACGTGCATCACGAATCTTGATATACACTTCGACCAACTTGTCTATATTGGTGACGGGTTGATCTACCAGTTCGGTATCTTGTGTCATTTCGTTTTCCTTAAATTATCTCGGATCTTTGTCCGATGATTAATACTACAACAACTACTTTACTATGTCAACTACTTCTTGTTTATATAAGTCAATTATTTTCTCATGAACATCAAGCTTATTCTGCAACATATGATACAGCTTTGTCTCTACGGGACTACCCTTAATATGCACGATAGTCATCTTATTCTTTTGCCCCTGCCGATCAATACGTGCATTGGCTTGTAGGTAGGTTTCAATAGATGTTACTGGTGCATACCAAATAATAGTATCTGCTGCTGTTAGTGTGACTCCGTGTGAAGCTGCCTGAGGTTGTATGAGAAGCACACGTGGTTCAGTTTCTTCTTGAAATTTCTTGAAAATTTCAGTTCGTTTATTTACGGGAACAGCCCCATTTATAACCTCGCAGGTAATACCTACCCCCCTCAAATGCGCACTGAGTAGTTCTATTGTATGCGTGAATGGCACAAAGACAAGCACTTTGTGACTAGCTTCTTCAATAACTTCCTCGATAACTCGTAGGCGATTAGACACGTCAAATTCAACAACAGCACCAGTGTCAGAATAGACAGCCCCACCAGAAATTTGAAGGAGTTTATTAAGGTTAATAGCAGCATTAACGGTACTGACTTCTTCCCCGTCTGCAACCATGAGCATTTCTTTTTTGAGGAGTTTATAATATTTCTCCTGTTGCGAAGTAAGGGGGGCGTCCCTGAAAACATGTGTCACCTCTGGTAGGTCTAGGCAATCTTTCTTTTCAAATCTGATTGCGGGTTGGAGTGCATTAAATACAGTTTGCTGAGCGTCGGGTTTAGGTAGCCATCGGTACTTGCTAACATTAACCATAGTCTGATCTCTGAACGAACCAAAGAATCTAGGCACATTATCGGGCACGCACATCTTAGCCAAGCCAAATGCATCAGTAGGACTTTGTGCTGCTGGTGTACCAGTCATCATCCATAGCCAGGTACGTGGGGTTATTATATGGTTAAGGGTTTTCCAACGCTGGGTGCTTATAGTCTTATACGCATTAGCTTCGTCAATAATAATTAAATCAAAATTGTTTCTTGCAATATCGTCGGCTACGATTTCAACGCCGTCATAATTAATAATTACAAACTGTGCATCGCTATCAATAATAGCTTTACGTTTTAGCCTATCGCCATAAGCTACAGCAACTTTACGATGCATAACAAACTTAAATAAATCTGCTTGCCAAGCTGACTGCATAATAGATAGTGGGCAGATAATAAGCACACGACCAATACGGTTTGTTTCCATTAAATAATCTGCTGCCCATATAGCAGATGCTGTCTTACCAGTACCTTGTTCATTAAAACAAAATGCACGTTGATTTAGCGTTAAAAAACTGGCTGTTTCTTTTTGGTGAGCCATAGGTTTAAATAGCCCAGGCCATTTGTATTCTTTGTTAATAGGCGAAGGTATGTTTTTTATCTTCAGCTTATTAAGGGTTTGTGCTTCTTCTAAACCCCAATGAATGGCAACCTTGTGCAGGTCACCATCCGTATCAATTACTTCACTTTTAGGTATGCATTCAGTTATTAGGTTTGGTCTACGGGTAGTTATTACAATGGCTTTGTTATCTACTATTTCCATTTTTAGGTTTGTTCCGTTTTATTGTATGGTCTGAGTTACGAGAATACGATCGGTTTGCACTAGCTGCTTCTACTCTAAGATTGGACTTAACTGTTTTGCCGCCTTTAGACAACGGTGTTTTATGGTCGACATCTTTGCCGTCCCCTTTGTGAGCCAGTCCAGCTTTCTCCATAATACGGCGAGCTTTATTACGCTCGGCACGTTTCTTTTTAACTGCTGGCGTACCGTCATACATTTCATATTCATGTTTGTACGGTCTTGGCTTGTTCACATAGGGCATATCGGTCTCCTTCTTTGCGGAAATAGTAGACCGAACCATCGGTCAATACTATATATTTTATTCCACTTTGGGGGTCGTCACCAAGCATATCCTTTAAAATACCCTCGATTTCGGCTTTATTAGGGGGGTCAGAGTTAACCCAACCAGCAAATGGAATAGGCTCGTTCATTTAATCCTCTTAGCTATTTCACGGTTTACGTACCAGACTGCCTTACGCAGGTCTTCTATATCATTACCCTTTTCATCAGCACGCCATATGTATTTCATGGCATTGCCTAGATTGAACCCCATATGTTCAGTAATCTGAATACATTCAACCCCGCTTGGATGGCTGGTGTAATGCTTGGGGTGATTAACCATGTCATGCTTTTGGTTAGTTTCGGGGTAGCACATAAGGCACTTTTGTCCCTTAGGAAAAGCCCTACTATGTTCCGTGCAAAAATCTAGGTCATTAGTCGCCATGATTAAACCCTCGGTAAGTAACCGCTAAATATGTATGACCCAGTATGGGATAACTGCGCCCATGGAGCCGCCCAAATTTTATAGCCTGCTTCTCTAGCAATCTTGCAGAAGTGATAGTCTTCGGATAACAAACGATTACCTGATGTAGCATCAATGCTGGTAGCAAAGTATTCTTTAATTACTTTTTTCTGAGTGTGGTCGTCAGTAACTGCAAACATATCGTTAATATACTCAGGCACTTTATCAGCCAAACCTTCAAATACTTCACGCTTAATCAACATAAACCCTGTGCCACCATTAGCAATCTCAACGATGTCAGAAATATTGGCTGCGATTTCTTTCTCGTAGTTAACCGCATTGACCACAAAGATACCCGTATGGTCTTTAAGTTTTTCTGTAGGAACACCCGCTTTAACCGCAGCTTCTACTTGAACCCAATTAATTTCTTTCTTTGGATATAAGCCACAAATAATGTCTTTATCCGCATTAATCATAGGAATAATATCGTTTGGATTAAATCCAATGTCGGCATCGATAAACATTAAGTGGGTGCAATCGGTATTCATAAAGTCATGAGCTAGACTATTGCGGGCACGGGTAATTAAAGACTCGTTCATCATGTGGGCATACTGCATACCAACCCCTGCGCTACCAAGCGCACCAGGCATGAGAAGCATACCTAATGTATATGATCCGTTACATAACCCACCATACATGGGGGTGGCAATAAATAAAGATTTATTATTTTCCATATAATTCATTTCCTTTTAAATAAAATTGCTCTTGGTTTGGCCTTGTCATGCGGTAGTTTACTGTATGCAAATTCGTGCAGCCAAAGTTAGGGTATCGACTAC